GAGTGCTTTTTCTTGAATGCCTTAAGTCGTGCCTTTGCCTGACGGAGTGCCTGCGGTTTGAGTGTCCGTTTCTGCTCCTTCTTAGAATGGTGTTGCCAGTTTGGAACTTTCATCGGTCTTGTGCTTATGATTCTATTTTATACGAGAATCCTCCCTTCTTATCAAACCTTGTGACACTTTGGAATTTGTCCTCAAGTCCAGTCTTATGAGAAATCACGAATATATTGGCATCCTTAATGACATAACGAATAATCTTAAGAAACTCATCGGTTCCAAATCCATCCAGAGATGAATCAAAAACCTCATCCATAATTAAGAGATTTGTATTCACAGAGTTCTTCACTCTTGCAACTTCTCTCCAAGTAAAGAGAAGAGATAAATCAACTCTCATCTTTTCACCTTCACTAAAAGAACTATAAGAGAAGTTCTCGTGAATAGGCGACTTGATGCTCTCATTGAATTCTTCATCCAGATGGAAATTAATGTAAAAATCCATCATCTGCAAATAACGATTCACCTGTTGATTGATGAAGGGAAGATATTTTTTGATGATTTTAGTTTTTACACCATCATCTTTGAGAAGAGAGTATGCAAAATCATAATGAACTATCTCTTCTTTTTTGGTTCCCAGATCCTCAAAGACTTTTTGAAGATTGGTTTGAAACTCTTCTAACTTTTCATGCTCAGTATTTTTATTTTCAAGTTGTTCGGTAAGTGTTTGAATTTCACTTTCCAAATCCCTAACCTGTCGTTGGTTAGAGGAAATCCTAGTATTGTTTTGAGAAATGTCATTGTTGAGTTTCGTAATCTCCTTAGATAGAGCAATAAATTGACGCTCTCTCTCTTCTTCCAGTTTTATGGTATCTTCAAGGTCTTTATAACCTTGTTGAAGTTCCTTAGCACTATTTTGAGCGTCAGTAATTCTATTTAACCGAAACTCTTCTTCAATTGTTTGAGTGCAGGTAGGGCAGACCGTATTTTCTGTGAAGAACTTGTGCTCTTTGGTAATTGTAGATACTTTCTGTGAGATTTTACCTTTTAAGTTACCCAACTTTCTCAGTTTATCAGTCGCACCGATAACTTCTTCTTGCTCCTTAGTATATCCAAAGATACTTTCTTCGGTGGTTGCATTTTGCAGCATATAAGCATCAACTTCACCAATCAAATTAGTAATCTTTTGCTTGTTAGCATTAATATTATCCTTTCCACGACTCTCCAACTGCTCAATAAAGTTCTTCTGCATTTGAACTTTATCTTTGAGAGATTCTTTCTTAAGATCCAGAGATTTAATCTGTTCCTTTTGTTGGCGGATCTTATCTTTAATCAAATTATTCATTGAAGAGAAGATACGAATATCCAGCAAGTCTTCAATCACCTCACGACGATGTGCCGTAGTGAGCTGCATAAAAGGCACAAAAGTACTAGAACCCAGAATTACAATCTGGGTAAAAGACTTATAATTGACCTTGAGAATATTCTCTTCTAGAATTTTTTGATTGGCACGGTCATCTGCTTCCTTATGCAGTTGTGTCCCATTCACCTCAATATCAAAAATATTTGGTTTAATTCCACGACGAACCAAATACTCACGATTATTGACGGAAAATTCAATCTCTACCAGACAGTCCTTTTCATTGGTACTATTAGGAAGCTGGGGTTTATTGATTTTACGAAATGGACGATTGAACAATACAAAAGTCAAGGCATCCAACACAGTGGATTTACCAGCACCATTCGTACCAACAATCAGGTTGGTTTGGTTCTTTTGGAAGTCAATCTCCGTAAATTGGTTACCAGTTGAGAGAAAGTTTTTCCAGCGGATTTTCTTAAAAATTATCATTCTTAGGTGGAATTACGATGTCGTCAGGGGTAATCACTGCATACTTGTAATTATACATCCTACAGGTCTTTATGGCAAGCTCATCATCCACTTCTACAACATCCATCTCCTTCTCCTCTTGCTCCTCAAGCATCAGGGCATAGCGAGTGGCATCATCCTCCTCCTCAAATAAGAATAGGACTTTCTCACCATACTGGTCTTGAACGGCATATGCCCCATCATCTTTGTGTTCTTTGAGAGTGAGAAGAAACATTACTCTACTTCGCAAGCTTGTCTGTAAAGATCTTGAATGATACCTTTAATGATGCCCTTATCATATTGAACCTCTGCTTCCTCAATATACCGATTTAGAATTGAAATTGTATTCTCTTCCTCATCAATCTCAAAGTCTTCACTTTCCTGAATTTCAAAGTTCTCAATAATCTTAAGTTCTTGAATACCAGCAGTATAAAGTTTGTCAATAAACTTTTCAAATGATTTTGGTTTAGATTTTTTACGAACAATAATCTTTACAATTTTATTTTCATACTCCGTAGCATCAAATAACTGATAGGGAGTATCCTCATAATAGATATTGTAGAATAATTTATAAGGATTATTAATTGGAGTATGAGTGAGGGTTTCCGTATCAAAGATATGAAATCCACGAGGATCATTCACATCATTCCAATACATCTCATAAGGATTTCCCAAATAAAAGATTTTACCATTATCGGAGCGGGTATGATAGTGTCCAGAAAATACTTTGGTAAATTTATTGAAAATATTTGCATCCATTCCATGCTCTTCCATCACAAGATTACGATTAACACGGAAACCTTGAAGTTCCAAATGTCCCATTGCAATCTTTGCTTTTGATTTCTTAATCACATTCATCGTTTCTTCGTGGTTCTCACTACAGATCCAAGGAACGAAAGTCATATCAATTCCTCCAACCTTTGTATTTGTTGGAGAACTATAAGTTTTAATATTTGGATAAGTCTTGAGAAGTAGATCTGGGGAATTAACGTGATTAGTATTTTTGTAATAGCAATCGTGATTACCAACGATCATATGAACCTCATACTTACGAAGAGGTTCAAATACAACTCTCTTTGCCCATTCCAGACTTTGATAATCAATTGACTTACGACTATCAAAAGCATCACCCATATGAATAACTGTCTCTACCCCATGTTCTTCAAGGGCAGGAAAGAAAACATTCTTATAGAAGAGTTCAAAGTAATCGTGAAGATGCTTAGAACCTTTGCGGGCACCGTAATGGGTATCTGTGATAATGGCGACTTTCATCGGTTGCTGTTTCTGTATTGAATGGCGTCCTTCATCGTATTATAGTCCGAATTGCTGCCAGAAAGCAAGCTGTCATCAATCGTCATAACCTCATCAAAACCCGTCCGTTCAATGATCTTGGTCTTGATTTCCAGTTGCTTCTTCTCTTTTTGAATTCTTCTCAGAAATGCATAGTGAATAATTTGAGTAAAATATGCAAAGGGATTGCTACTCTTATTGGGATCAAAGTTATGAATGTACTGAACACAATTCTCAATACCATCAGAGATCATATCATCCCTGAACATATAATTGACAAAGTTGGGCTTATATGAAAGGTGTGTGGCAATCTTTAGAAAGCATTCTCCCAAATAGTTGCTAATGCGTGGTTTGGGTAGATCGTTCTCTTTTGCGTGAGCAACTTTTGTGCGATGAACAATAAGTGCCTCTAATAACTCTTTGTTATTGACATAGTGCTCGGATCTCTTTTTTGACATAACATTTTGTTAATTAAATTCGTTAAGAACATTATACCACCTTATTGGGGGCTTGACAAGTTATGTAAATCCGTATAGACTAGGTTTGTCCCCGTTAAAGATGAGATCTAGCTTTCTTTAATACCTTTATATAACTCTTCAAGTTTCTTACGAGCATCCTCTACTGAAGATACATATCCCATTTGATTAGATATACGAACCTTTCCAGTTTTATCTGGTGCGTCTAATCCAACTGTACTTTCACCTTCGGATCTAATATATTTTTCATATACGGAAATAATTGAATTATCATTAACTTCTGTCATTGTAATAATTTTATCAAATTTAATTACAAAGATATCTTCATTAGGAATTTCCATCCAGGGTTTAATTTTAACACAACTACCCATATGGTTCTGTATCATTTTCATAATGACTGGATTTTGCATCACAATAATTGGATCTCCATCATTTTCATCAACAGAAATTAATGAAAAGATTTCTTCCCCTGATACCAATTTTAAGACGCAATAATACTCTTCTCCCATCATTCTTTAAGAGTAACGTTTATAATGTCATAATTAAAGTTTTCTTCATTATAGATTTTAATTCTTTCAATGAGATGATTTAATGTGTAATTCTTTCTTGATTTATAACTGATATCATCGGCAATATCATATAGAGTGGCTTTTACTTTGTTCTCACCCTTTCTGAGAACTCTTCCGATAGATTGGAGATTTCTAATTCTCGATTTTGATGGTGACGCAAACACAACATTATGTAGATTACGAATATTGATACCGGTAGAAAAAGTCCCATAAGATGCTACGATAATTGCATTGTTTTCCTTTTCAGTTATTTCACGAACTCTTTCTCGTTCTTCAGTTTCTACACCACCATGAATAAAGAAAACATGGCGATCATCAATCTTATCATTATTTATGAGATTGTATAAAGGCTGTCCGTGACCTTCTACTCTTGAAAATAGGACAAGAGTATTTCCCTTAAGGTCTAATGTAAGATTTTTGATAAAATTATTTCGTTTAGAATGATTGATAATATACTGAACTTCATCCTCAAATACTTCAAACCTATTTGGTGGGTGTTTCAATAGAAGTATTTTGATATCCAACTTAGCCAGATGACCTTTCTTCATCAGTTCATCTGTATTGATAATCTTGTATGAAGGTCCAAATAATCCTTCTAATACCCACTTATGTGTTTGACTTCCATCCAGTGTTCCGGTAAATCCAAAGCGATATTTTGCATCACAAAGTTTCGTCATTATAGATATTAATGACTTGGATTTAAATTGGTGTGCTTCATCTCCTACGACTACATTAAATCTGGAAAAATACTGCTTGGGCAATTTGTAAATACTTTGCCAGGTAGTAATAATAACTTGGGAATCAGTTTCTCGTTCCTTACCAGCGTATATCTTGTGGCAGTATGAACCAACATCCCATCCATAATCTGCAAAATCTTTATACATTTGTTCTACAAGGGAAGTCGTTGGAACAACTATCAGAATATTTTGTTGTTTCTCAACATAATATCTCACAACAGAGTATATCATCAACGACTTTCCAGAAGCAGTTGGAGATATCAATAATTTTCTATTATGTCTTAGAGCGTCGTATACTCCCTCGACTTGATAGTCTCTCGGGGAGTGTCTACTGATCGCAGTCATATAATCTTTCACACCCTCTTTTGAGATTTTATCATTGATCTCAAAAGGAAGTCCGTAGAATTTATTATTTGAAAATTCGTATGTATATTCATGATCCTCACAGAATTTGATAACTCTGTCTAAAAGTCCAATATAAATTTCTCTTGTATCTACATTAAACAAATATATACGACCATCCCACCATTTATTTTTATAAGATGGGGAAAACTTAGCATTTGGAACTTCAAATTGAAATGCGTCTCTTAATTCATAATAGATATGAGGTTCTGCCTTAACTTGTAGATATACTTCATTCTTTTTTGATATGATCAAATGAGACATAATTTAATCTAAGTTACAAATATTTATCGACAATAAAAAAGAGGCATTTCTGCCTCCTTAGTTAATTGTATCCAGCACTAAATCTCATAAACTCTATTGCATTTTTTATTTGGTAGTTTCTTTGAAAAATCATTTTAATAACTTCTTCTAAGAACTTAAGCATAATGTCATAATATCTAACCTTTAAATCAATTTTAGACAGTCTCTCATCTGCACTCATATACCTCTCTATTGCGTCCTTTTCTCTTACCTTATACGGAAATGGTTCTTCTACGTAGACCTCTGCTGGTGCCTTTCCTGTGTAGTAATTGTAACGTTCTAGACGGACTCTATTATAGGTTTCTCTTGCTTTCTCACGAAGAAGAGTAATTGTATTATATAGTGTGTAGTATTTTGAATGTAGTTGAGGAATTTTTAATGATTCATCATGTAGGTTGTCGGGATCAATGACAGAATCTCTCTGCCACATCTCCTGGATTTCATCAAGATTCATGCTTTCTTAAGTGGATAAAGTGGTTTACCGTCTGTACCTAGTATATCATAAATTGTGTATTTGAAGGTAACTTGTGCAGTAAAATATTGAACATCGGCAATTGTTGCATCAAAATCTAATGAAGTTATAGAAACTGGAAAAAGATCTAGAAATTTTACAAGTGCGGTTTCTTTATAATTGCTATTTAAAACACGGAGAGTACCATCACTATATGCTTCTTTACCATCTTGTGTTCCATTATTATCTGTAATTAAATCTGCATATTCTTGAAGACTTCCAGAACCACCTAATGCAGTCAACCAATTGTGAATGATCATATAGTTTTCCATATTCTCATCTACAAGAAATTTTAACGTAAGATCACCAAAGACTAATATTTCTCCGGGAACATCAATTGTTTTCAAATATGTTGGTTGTTTTGCAACACCCAAGTTGAGTTCTGGAATTCTTGCAGAATTGCACATAAATGAAACCTTAGGATATTTTGCTAAGGTAAATTTAAATCCAACAGGAGATAAAAAATTTCTATTCTGAATCTGATTTGCAAAAGCTGAAGTTGCCATATCAATACTTTCCGTAAATTAATCCTTCACTTTGAGTTACCTTGGGAGGTGCTATTTTTGGCGTTGGAGTGACAGTTTTGACGTAAACTTTTTGTTTACCAAATTCTTTAGATGTTATACCCGGTTTTCCAGAAACATCTGCGGCAGTTTGTCTAGCAAGATCAAAACTTGTTGACTTATTATACTTACCAGTACGACCAAAATTTCCAGTATCAAATGAACGTGTTGTTGCAACAGGAGTTCCAGTTCCTGGTGCCTTCGTCATTTGAAGTTTGGTTCCAAATGGTATGGATGGTTTGGAACTTGTTAAAGACTTATATGGAACAGCAACTCCCCTGGCAGTATCAGAAAATCTTTCTCCACTTGCAGTTGTCGATCCTGGAGTATCTGCCTTACTATAAGAACTTACTTCCACAGGTTTCCAACCATAACGTTGTTGTTCTGGACCAGTGAGAGATCTTTGAGTAAATTTGCCAGTTGATTTGTCAAGAACTCCTGGTTGATAGTTCTTATATGCAACAACTTGAGTTTCTTTTATAAACTCATTAAACGTCTTCATCGTTTTATTTTTATTTAGAAAAAAAAAGGGATCCCGAAGGATCCCCATGAGATTTGTGAGAAAGACTCACATAAGATTTGTAACAGCAACTCTTCTGTAGTAGACGTTAGTGTTTCTCTCAAGAACACCAGGATTAGCAGTGTCTGCACCCTTAGCGAATGGGTTAGCAACAATACCATATCTGGTCTTAAATCCAATTTTTGGTTGGAAAGTGTTCTCACCAACGGCACGAACCATTTGGAGAGGAACATAAGGGCAATAGAAGAGACCAGCATCATAAGGGGAAGAACCCTTATAACCGACAACATAGTACTGACCTTGAGTTCCAGCAGAGTTTGTGAAACCACCAGCATAAGGATCGATATAGACCTTATACTTACCTTGAAGAATACCAGCGAAGGTATTACCAGTGTCATCAACGTTAAGGTTAGCGTTGAGTGCTGGGGTGTAATCAAGAACACCTGCCATGGTGAGTGCCGAAGCAACGTCAGCAGAGCAGAGGATCATATTACCCTTTCCTCTACGAGTTTGTTGTGCGATTGCGTTTGCATCGCGCTCGATTTGGAAAATAAGACCTTTGAACTTCTCAACTGACCAACGACCATTGGAGTCAACGTCAAGGTCAAAAGTACCATTAGTAGCAACGTTGGTTTGAGCGCCAGGCTTAGCAACGTTATAGATGGTACGGATGACTTCACGGTTGATTTCAGCAAGAATCTCAGTTGACAGAAGATTTGCCAACTCAGCTTCTGCATTCAGACCATGAATTGCCTTGAGGTCTTGTGCGAGTTCGAGTGAATACTCAGCCTTCAGAGCACGTGACTTAGCAGTAACGGTGATCTTCTCGATTGAGAATGCCATCTCGTTGAACTGACCACCTTCGGTAGTACCAAGGTTTTCTGCATTATCGGTACGCATACCTTGACCGACATTATAAAGTGCTGGATTAGTTCCAGCAGCATCAAGAAGACCTGGATTTGAACCGGTTTGAGCAGTAGTACCAAGACCAACTGCACCATTAGTCCATCCTTCAGTTTCGGTGAATGTTGAACCTTGACCTGAGAATGCTGAATCTACTTCGTTGTAGAGTGCTTCAGTACCACCCTGAGTCTTGTAGCGTGAACGCATTGCGAAGATAAGTCCGGTAGGACCGTTCATTGGTTGAACGCCTGCGAGGTCATAAGCAACCAAGTTAGGCATTGCGCGTCTGATCAGTGAGATCAGAACTGGATCGAAACCTTGTAAAGCTCCGGTTGAAGAACCACTCAAACCAGTTCCAGCTCCGGTAGTGGTGCCAGTGAAGTTGGTTGCTGGAGTTTCCGAAAGAAACTCGCGCTCTTCACGGATAGTTTTTTCTTGGTTTTCGAGCAGGACAGCGGTAACCATTCTACGATGAGAATCCTTGATAGAATCAAGTCCCTGATAGTCCAGGATTGGTGCCCACTTCTCCTGCAAATATTCCGCATTGAACATTTGCATTTGTTTTACCTCTAGTTAAAACGTGTTAGTTTGATTTGTTTATAATTTAAAAATCACTTAATAGTTCTGCTGAGAACTGACAAGTATCTTTCCATAGTGCCACTAATTTGTGGAGCATTGGAATACTCTACTTCTTCAGATAAATTCTCAGTGACTTCTCTTTGAGTACCAGCATTAGATGGGAAATATGATTCCCTTAAAGTTACCAGTTTCTCACGATAGTTTGCTTCACTATCAAACTCAACATTTTCAGCAAGAGAAGCGAGTTTGTCCTTCTGAGAAAGTGCAAGACCCTCAGCGACATCGGCAAAGATTACATCAGCAACTGACTCTGCTAATCTGGTATTAAGAGCAATATTTCTTTCAATT